CCGTAGCCGACGTCTGCGCGATCGGACTCACGTTAATCGGGACGGAACCCCCCCCTAGGTATTCCACACGCTGCAGCCTGGAATCAGGACTCACAACTCCAAAATGCGCTCTTACAATTTCTGTATACCGAGTCCCGCCGCGGGCGTCACGCTCCAACAACTTCTGAATCTGAAACGACTGACGCAACTGATTAATCGTCGCCGCCGTCGCTGACGACAAATCCGCATAAATACCCGGATACCCCACATGATCCACGTCCTGCTCGATCACCACGTCGCCGGCGCCCGCAGTCGAAATGTAATTCGCGTACGACACTGAAGCTCCCGGCGTCTCACGAACAGCCTGCGGCCCCGCAGTAAAAGCCGTCCCCAGACGACCGATACCGACAACCGGCGCCGACGTCCCCAACGGCAACGACACCGCCGTATCACCTTTCTGCGGCCAAGGCAACGCACCCGTGAAATAATCCTTCCGCTTCCCACGCTTCAGCAACACATAATCGGCCGCCGTATCAGGCCCATCATCCATATCGACCACCACCGAATCCTGCAAATTCTCGTCCCGATACCACTGATTCCACGTCAGGTTGTACATCCGAGTGAACAAAGCACTGGCAGATACCGTCTGCCCTCCAGTCACCTGACCAACCGTCGGCAGACCCATATAGTCCTGCAAAGAATTAACCGTCCAACCGCTCACCGGAGAACTCAACTGAGGAATCGTGAAATCAATCGAATCCGCAGGGTCGTCCTGCTCACCCATAAACCGATTCCAATTTGTCCACACCAAACGATTTGGACAAAAAAACCAGAACCAATCCAGATGCAGGTTATCCATAATCGGAAACAACGGAGTCGACAACCTGGCAAACATCGCACAAGAGATCGTGAACAAGTCCCCCGGCAAAACTTCGTCGAGATACACCGGAACAAGATACCCAGCGTCAAAAGTCGTCTTGTGCGCCGTCTCCATCACAAATCGAGAGCGCGGAATATCCGCCCGCGGCACCATCGCGAACTGATGAACATCAACTGAACGATTACGAAACATCACAGTTTCTCCTTAGAAATAAAAACTTCCTTCGCCGTCACAACCCGCAACGGCCCCTCGGGAACCATCTCAGTCTTCCCCGTGTGATCATCGAACGCACCGATATGCCACAACTGGAAATCCTCCGGATGCCCATTCATCGGGTTATCCCGATCCACACGGTTCACTTCATCCGTGAAACCACGAACCGCCGTTCCAGAACTCGCAGTAAAGAACGGACGACCGAACACACCGGCAGCAGTATCGAACACGCAAAATATCTGCATCCTCATTGCCTTCTCCCTTTCAAAATACCTTCCAGAAACGTAAGAGCCAGCGCAAACCGCCAATCATCCTTAGCGAGCTCCACCAGGGCAGCCAGTACCGCACGCATCGCTTTCGCTTTATCAACAGGCTTCACGTTAACTCCTTCTCAAAAGACCAACACGGGATTTAGCAACACGCTCACGAACGCGCAACCGTTCGTCCGTGTTATCAGCCGCCACCTGGCGGCCCTTAACATAACGACGCAACGCAACCTCATCTTCAACCACCTGGACGTCAACCCTCGTCTGCAACTTCCAGTAATAACGAGGCACCGGCACCTTACTGCCAGACACCACAACGAAATCATGCGGAAACACGTCAGAGGAAAACTTTTCAAACCACTTCGACCCGATACCGGGACGCAACGAACAGTGCATCATTTCGTGCTCACGCAAATGAATCTCGCCAGTCTCGACATCAAGAATCTCCCGCATTGGGCCCGCCTCGGGCCCTAACTGCTTCTTCATCACATATCGAGCCACATAGCCAGCACTCTTGTAAGAAACTCTGCCAACACTGACAAACCCTTTTCCCCACAGCCTGGCGAGAGAAGCACTATCAAATAGAGCATCCCCAAGAGAGCCAGAACCAACGCGAACAAGATCATCCGGACGGTACCCAAAAAGTAAAACATGAAAGTGCGGTCGCGAATCCTTTTCTCCATACTCACCACCACAGAAAAAACGAACCTTGCGAGGACGAACCGAAGCGCGCAGAGCGCGCATGAACACCTGGAAATCGGAATACCGCAGAGACAGACCGGGAGGCAGATCCTCGGTCCGATAAGTCAACGTCACAAAACAACTCTCGTCGTGAAGAGAATCTTCGTGCATCAACCGCACCGCCCATTCCCGGGAACGGTGCAACCGACAACCGACGCACTGACCACACGGAAGCGCAAGAGTCTCCACCGAGCCCACACGCTGGAGCTCGGTGAACACGACCTCGCCACCGCTCCCGCGGTAAGCGGTGACAGGATGATAACAAGCCAAGACCTACAACCGAAAACCGCCGCGCTGCGGCGCCTGGCGCATATTCAAACCGTGAGTCCGCTTACTGCGACTCCGAAACTGAGCCGCGCCCCGCTTCTTGGACATGCCAAACCGCTTCACTGGCCTCATAGAACCTCCAACACGTTGAACGACAACCAAAATATACAAGACACAACTAATTGTGTCCAGCTGGCACAGTTACATCAAGTAATAGCACTGTGCCAGACACCCCCCGAAACCCCCCCTCAAGGGGGGGCAAATCGCAAATAACAAAAAGAACAAAACAGCGAAAACATCACTGACGTTCGCATTAGAAAGCCAAGGGCAACACCGAGGGCATAAGGCATACGCACGCGCAACGCACGCGAAACCAAGCCCGTGGTGAGCCCATGGCACCACACTAAAGAGACGAACCCGACCCCGGCAAGACCGGGGTCTTAGACGGCGCCGATTCCGGCGCCTTAGCCGGCGAAGCCGCCGGCTGAGCCGCCTGCGGCGGCTCTGGCTTAGCAGCCGGAACATTCAGAATCCCCAGCTTCAACGCCTCATCCCGATTCTCGGGATTCTCGACGAAAGCCAAAAACCCTTCCGGGTCATTACCAAAACGAGCCCGCACATAAGCGGGCATACGCATGAAGGCCTCACCGGCCTCACGCACCAAACTCAACGCCTCGTGAAACGTCGTCACCGACTCAAAATCAACATAGCGCGGAACGCGCACATCACTAGGCAGCTGACCAGTCAGCTTAAAACGCCGGACAATCGTATTGATATCCGCCTCAGCCTTACCAGACTGCTGAGCTCGGGACTTGTCCAGGCAAACCAAAGCACACGCACGACCAGCTTCCCGCATGTCGTAGTTAAACTCCGTCCGCAAAAAAACCTTATCCATAACGCTACTCCTTCCTCAATGAACGAAAATAATCAGGAGAAGTCTGACGCGGCGGACGAACACCAACACCACCGCCAGGGCGTAAGCCCTGGCCACCGCGACCAGCTCGACCACCAAGATAACCACCAAGAGCAGCAGCAATGCCGCCACCGATAGTCCGAATCACACGCTCCAGATAACGCAACGCGATACCGAACTGTGAATCATCGATCTCACCTTCAGTCTTCATATGCCGAGCCTCAGCAAGAATAATCTGCAGCTCGGCAGCACTCTTACCCATGAGAAACCGCTCCGCGGCCTCAGCCTCCTTCAACTTAATCCGCGCCTCCTCACGCAGCACTTTCGTATGCTGCTGATTCACATTCATCTGCGAGGAGCTCGTCGCCCGCTGCGTCTTAATAAAATCGATCTCAGCCTGCAGCTTATCAGCCAACTTTTCGTTCGGCATGGTCTCAGATCGCAGCTTGTCCGCTTCCGCCCGCGTCTTATCAGCTGACGCCTGCAGCAACTCCGTCTGCGCGGAAGTCTGCAAATGCATATTCGCTCCAACTCCTGGCATAGTCCGATGAGGCAGCGGAGCCTGCGGAGAACTCGCAGGCCCCTGAGAAACCGCAAGCATTGGATTAATACCTGCTGCCTTCATATCTCCAACAGCACGCTGCCACGCAGTAGAGGACGCCATCAACGAACGGTCAAACGCTTCAGACGCATCACTACGGTCCCAGCTCCGAGCAACCGCAGTTGCTCCCCAGTCCGTGCCGCTAAAGCCCCACCCAGAAGCTTGTGGAAAACCAGTCATAGAACCCCCTAAAAATGGTCAATCAAACCAGGCACCGAGTACAACGGCATCGGACGCGCAGCTCGAATCGAAAAGAACGAATCGAAAATCAACTGCTTCCCTGCCGCACCAGAACCAACCGCCAAAATCCTTTCCAGCGGCGGAGTCTCCTGGATAAAAGTAGAGTTAAGCGTCGGCAACGAGCCGAACTCCTGAGACAGATGCCACGGGTCAATCGTCGACGCAGAAGTAGAACGGAACAACCCCGTAATCTGCGACGGGTGGTATCTCATTTCTGCCCAACGTTCTTGATACCCAAAAACATCATCATCAGCGGCAATCGCATCACCCTGGCAATAAATCTCCCGATTCAAAATAGCTTGCTCGCCAAGCATGGCGAACGCAGGGAAATAAAAGTCATAGCGAGTAGAACGCGACCACATCTTGCGCAAACCCTGCTGATACGACAGATCCGCTCGAACCGAAACCAAACACATAATCATTCCATGCTCGGTAAACGACTGAGTGAAACCACCGCCCTGGGCAACCACAGTGCCGATAGCAGTCAAAGAACCTGCAGGGGTAGAACCCCCCGTCAAACCCGTAGCCGACGTCTGCGCGATCGGACTCACGTTAATCGGGACGGAACCCCCCCC